AAAGCTCAACAAGGATGGGTCGCGGTGCTTTGTCGAGTTTTACGATTGCAGAGATGGGGCGTTGAATTTCTGGGTTGATAAAGCGGAGCTCTCGGTTAGGCGCTAGCACTACCGAAGAAATATTTTCATACATGCTCCCCGTGGTTTCGATCATGGGGGGCTTTTTTTTGGCCTGGCTGCATCGCGCAAGCGGGCCGCGCATCGCGCAAGGTATCACCGGGGCATGTAATGAGGCCTGAGGTGTTTAGAGTCTTAGGATGCTTCTGGGGCCCTTAGTGCTCTAAACATAGCGCAAGGCTACTTTATAAAAAGAAATTGCAATAGGTACCCAATACGCCTCCGCAAAGTTTTGTTTGGCTTTCAGCGTGTTTCGGTAGTGGTAGACAGGCGGCCGGAAGATATGAGACGGTGAGTTGTTAACTTCGGAGTCAGGTACATCACAGCATTAAACCGACTCCGCTTGTGGTGTACTTGGCCCATTCTATCCCCTCACAAGCTATTCTACGAAGACCTGGCGCATTTATCGGCGCCACCCGTGCCAGACCTGGCGCTATCTTCCCCGGCCTAAGCTGCGTAGGTGTTTGAAGAGGTGTTTGTTTGTCTGCGTTAACGTACAAAGCCAGGTGTACGTTAACGAGGAAACGTACTCGGCCGCTGTGCTTAAGTACTGGTTAAACCGGCGCCACAAGCCGAATATCGTTCGTTTAGATTGTTCGGTAAAATGCCTTATTTCTGACACCCCCCAAAATAACAAGGTCGTACCTTCCCGAGGGGGTCGACCGTCGTTAGTTCGGTAGCGTAGGACCGCAACCGAATAAGTGAAAATAGGGTAAGTGACTGGTATCAGGGGGCTTGTATTCTGTGCGGAGTTGCGGCGTACGTTCCGAATTATAAACAATCGACTAGCGGGTAGGGGGTGCCCCCCCGTCCGGGTTTCCCCTTTAATATTTAATAACCTCACACTCACTCTCCCCAAAGTGCATTTGACGCGCTGCGTTGTTGCTACCGCTTTTATAATTAATTATTAAATCGCCACGGGGGATGTGCTTAATAAAACGAGCTCTGTAGGCCGACCGGCTAACCCCGTCCACTTGTTTTTATTTGGGGTCCATCGTATCCTTTGCTCAACAGGAGATAGGCTATGGCAGAATATGTTAAGACAACGATTTCAGCACTTTCAAGCAGGTCTTCTGATTACTCAGACCCCCATGTGATCTTGCGCGATGCGACCCAGACCCAGACCGATGAAAAGGTTATTCGTGTTGATGGTCGGCTTGAGGCAAATACCTCGGTTGGAACTAGCACTCTTTACAATGCTTACGACTTCTACAACCTGTCCCTTCAAGGTTTAACCAGGATAAACACTTTTATTCTGCACAACCGCTCGGGCAGCGAAATCTTGCTCCAGTACTACCGCTTAATTGCTGACCTTAGCGGCAGCACTATCGGCAACTGTGTTTTTGCCAGCAATAACCAAATTACAACGGCTACGGCTAATGGTCTTGCAAAAGGCGATTTTATCGACGGTGACCACAAGGGCTCGACTCACCTTAATGTCTACGGTGCTAAGTCCTCCGGTAATAACGACCTAGCCCGCATTACTAGCTTTGCAAGCGCCGTAAGCGGCACCGACCGTGTAACTGTTTCAGGAACTCCTTTTGGAACAAACGAAACAGATGACGCCGGAACTATTGGCATTCAGTTCTTTTCTTTAGACAATATGTTTGTGCCTGCTGGGGGTATCGTGTCGTTGCCCGGTCAACTTGCCAAGGTTAAAGGCAACGTAAATCCTTACGAAATTTCTATTGCCCCTGGCTTTACCGGTTTAAACTCTAACACCGCTGTTACTTCAGCTCAGGACTACACTATTTTTATGTCGGGAACTGTCGGATAAGATTTTAAAATGTTGCAGGAATTTTTATGTCGAAGAAGATTTATATGGGGAAGAGCCTTGAGGTCCGTTACGACGAGGCTTGCAAGACCAAGGGCGGAAAACTAGACCGCCGAGAAATCCTAGAGCTCGCTGAGCAAGACCTTGAAACCGAGGGTTCTAGAGTTCAGATAAATAAGCACCAGGCCGACCTGATTGATATTCGGGTTATGCCAAGCCTCCACAGCATTATGGAAAACGCCCTTGCGGTAATTGATTCCGAGGTACGGCACCATCTTAGGGTCTCTACCTCCAGTAGCGGCCTAGACCGCCAACAGGTGCACTCCTTCGGGCAGATGACCCGCTCACTGGCCCAGATTGTCGGTATCGAGAAAGAACTCAAGGAGCAGTCTGACCTGGACGCTATGAGTGATGCCGATTTAATTAAACTAGCCGAAATGACAAGCAACAGACTAAAGGATGGCGACAAATGACCACCGAAGCGGCGCCTCCTTACAACCCAATGATGCACAACGACAAGTTGCCTGTGTATATCCGCCTAGCAGACCAGGGTGATTCGAGCTTTGTTTATAAAAGCTGGCTAGATTCTTGGTGGGTCCAAAACAAAGACCAGTACCAGCCTCTTTTCTTCAAATCGCACCGAGAAGTTATAAAAAACCTTATGGAAAACTCCGTAACGGTTATTGCTTGCTCAAGTGACGACCCAAACCTTATTTTTGGTTGGGTTTGCGGTGTACGAACTAAAAATAATCGTTTTATCGTGCATTTTGCTTACACCAAGAAATCATTACGCAAATTTGGGCTATGTAAGGCCCTTTTAGGCTTTTTTGAGCACGATAAGGGTGAACCTATCCTTTGCAGCCATAAAAGTTTTATATTCAAAGACCTAAAGCAGCCTTATAATCTGTTTTATGTCCCTAACATCCAAAGACCTGAGGGCTTGGAGAAAATCGAGAGTGAAGAATGGAGATTGTAGGAATACAGCTTACAGAATCGGCCCGAAGTGTAATAAATAAGAGTTTCTTATCTTCTGACTTTTTTAAACTAAGCTTTGAAAAAGTTGAGGGTGCTTTGGGGGTTCGGGTTGTCGATAAGAAGAAGGGTTCTTATTGGCTCCCAATGACTTCTATTTCATGGGTCCGAACAAAAGGCCAAGCAGCTCCTAAAAAGGGTCGGCCTAAAAAGGTAGCGGATGTCAAAGCCGCCTAAGTCATATGATTCGCGCCAGGTGCTTAAGCAATACGTTAAGCGCTTTGGGGATGCTGACGCGCTTAAAGAAGAGTCGCTTTCCCCGGAGGACCGTACTTACCGGTGGCAAGAAGATTTATTTGAGCCGCAGCTCGCGTTTATCAACGACCCTTCATCTTTTAAGACGGCATTGTGTTCACGTCGTGCTGGCAAAACGTATGCAAGTTGCTATTATTTAATAGAAACTGCGTCCAAGCACGCCGACTCTTTATCTGCCTACATTGGCTTAACGCGAACAAGCGCTAAGCGTCTTATGTGGATGGAACTAAAACGGGCTAACCGTAAGTATCATATTGGTATGCGGTTTAATAACTCAGAGCTCGTGGCAACTCTCCCTAACAACAGCCAGATAATCTTAACAGGCGCAAACGACGAGGCTGACATTGATAAGCTTCGTGGGTCTGCTTACCGTTTAGTTATCTTGGATGAGGCTGCTAGTTTTGGCGCCCACATGGAAGAGCTTGTTCAGGAAGTTTTAGAGCCCGCACTTATTGACCACAACGGTACACTGGCTATGATTGGGACGCCTAACGCTGCGTGCTCCGGTACATTTTTTCACGCAACTACAAATCCTGCATTTGGCTACAGTAACCACCACTGGACGATAATGGATAACCCGCACATACCTCACGCCAAAGAGTGGCTTGAAAAACGTATGGAACAAAAAAAGTGGGACGACACGCACCCGGTTTATCTTCGAGAGTGGCGTGGCCAGTGGATTCGCTCTGAAGACTCGCTTGTTTATAAATATTCCGAAGAAAGGAATTTTTATAATGACGTGCCGCATCATGAGCATGATTTTGATTATATACTGGGTGTAGATTTAGGTTATGAGGATGCCACAGCTTTTGTGATTGGCGCTTATAGCCCTGACTTGCCTCATTTTTATGTTGTCGATACTTTTAAGCAGTCAAAAATGCTTCCTTCGGAAATTGCCGAAAAAATTCACGAATACAACGATATGTACAACTTTACCTCTATCGTGGCTGATACTGGTGGTTTGGGTAAGTCGATTGTAGAGGAGTTTCGCCAAAGATGGGCGTTGCCTATCCAGGCAGCAGAAAAACGAAATAAAGCAGCTTACATTGAATTAATGAACTCCGATTTAGCTGCCGGAAATATTTTAGTAAATGAGTTGTCAGATTTAGTGGACGAGTGGCGTCTTTTACAATGGGACGAAGACCGCCGCAAAGAAGACGGTAGGTTTGACAACCACCTAGCTGATGCATGCCTTTACGCCTGGCGTGAGTCCAAGCACTTTACTCACGAAGAAGCTATTTTGCCCCCGTCCAGGGGAACTCCCGAGTATTATAAAAAACTAGAAGATCGATACTGGGAAAACGCTGCTATGAAACTTGAAGACAACGATGATGAAGGAACAGGTGGTCTTGAATGGATGATGAACTAAAAGAAGCCGTAGAGTTTGGCCAAAGCATTGGTGTGCGTAGTATTAGCTACGAAACCCCTAACGGTAAAATTTCAGTTGTGTTTCCTGATAAAGTCCCAGAAGTAGGGTTTGCAATCCCTGAGGATTACCAGCAAGCTGACATCGACCCTAAAAAAGAAGACGACTTTTTACTCTACTACTCCTCTGGGGGATCATAATGGAAAATTGGTGGAACTCTAACAAAGACGCTCACGAAGGTGTTATGGCTCGATACGAAGCTATTTTGGATGACCAAAGCTACCGTAAAGACCAAAATTTGCAGAACCTTCGGCTTTACGGGAACTATTACAACTCCGGTTTAAGTAGTAGTACTTACGCTCGCTCAAAGAGCACCTCTATGCGCCACCGCGTAACGCTTAACGTTATTCAGTCTATGTGCGACACAGTGACTGCTAAAATTGCAAAAAACCGCCCTAAGGCTACTTTTTTGACCAATGATGGCGATTACAGCATGCAGCGCCGCGCTAAACTTTTGGATAAGTTTTGCGAAGGCCAGTTTTACGCTACAAAAATCTATGACATTGCTCCTCGGGTATTTCTGGACGCCTGTGTTTTTGGCACTGGGATTATGAAGATTTACGAGGGCCAAGATAAAATTGAGGTCGAGCGTATTTTTCCTGATGAAATTGTTGTTGACGACCAAGAGGCAGTTTACGGCGAGCCTCGCCAGCTCTTTCAGATTAAATATGTAGACCGCGATGTTCTTCATGCTATTTATCCAGAAAGACGCGATGAGATTTATTCAGCGGCGCCTCCAGAGGATGACTACACTGACGAAGAACGTAGCAACCAAATCATGTGCATCGAAGCTTGGCACTTACCTAGTGGTAAGGACGCCGGAGACGGTCGCCATGCTATTTGCATTGATGGCGCTACGTTGCTCGAAGAGCCGTACGAGCGCGATTACCTTCCGTTCGTGTTTATCCGATGGACTGAACGTCTTCTCGGCTTCTACGGGCAGGGACTCGCAGAACAACTGACCGGCCTACAGTTAGAAATTAACAAACTGTTGTTCAACATCCAGGAACAGATGCATCTTGCGAAACCTAAGGTTTTTGTAGAGGCAGGTTCTAAGATTGCCAAGGCTCACTTAAACAACGAGACTTGGGGTGTTATTGAGTACCGAGGTACGCCGCCGCAGTTCTTTGTTCCTCGAACAGTGTCAGGTGAGATATTCTCCCACCTAGACCGTTTATTTAATCGAGCTTATGAAATTACCGGAATCTCACAGCTTGCCGCGCAATCTAAAAAGCCGGTTGGACTAGAGTCTGGGGTAGCTCTTCGTGAGTTTCAAGACATCGAAACCGAGCGCTTTATGATTACCGCTCAACAATATGAGCGCGTTTTCCTAGACGCAGCGCATCAGATGATTGATATTGCACGTAACGCTGCTGAGCGCGGAGATAACTTTGAGGTTATTAGCCACGGGGATAAGTTTATTGAAAAGATAAAGTGGAAGGACATTAATCTTAAAAACGACCAGTACGTTATGAAGATTTATCCCACCAATCTTTTACCAACAACTCCTGCCGGTAAACTTCAAAAAGTTATTGAAATGCTGCAGGCTGGAATGCTTTCCCAGCAAGAAGCGCGTGGTTTGTTAGATTATCCTGATATTTCGGCTGTCAATAATATGGCAATGGCTGCTTATGACGACGTAATGATGCAAATTGAGCAGATGATTGAGCACGGCATCTACATGCCTCCCGAGCCTTTTACTGACTTACCGTTAGCTATGCGGTTAGTTCGGTCGGCTTATCTAAAAGCTAAAGTAAACAAGGTTCCAGAAGAGCGGCAAGACTTGCTGCGGAGATTTCTGGAAGACTGTGTTTCTCTTATTGGGCGCATGCAGGCAGAAGCTCAGAAAGCTCAAGCAGAGGCACAAATGCAGGCTCAGTCCCAGATGGGGCCTCAAGCCGGAGCACCTGGTGAAGCAATGGGGCCAGAAGGAATGGTTGCGCCTACCGGCGCCACACCCCCAGCAATGAGCGAAGAAGTAATGGCTGAAGAAGCCGCAGCACCACAAGGGGCTGACCAAGCAATTCCAATGTAGGAGACATTATGAGTGAAGAAGTACAAGAAGTTGCAGTAGAAGCTGAAGTTGCCGTAGAGCCTGAAATGCCTGTTGCCGAAGGCGAGCAAGTTACACAAGAGGCGCCGCCCGCAGAACCATCGCCTGACGTGGTTAGTGCTTTTGCAGCAATTGCGAGAAAAGAAGCCGCAATTCAGCAACAACAAGCAGCCTCAAAAGCTTTTAAGTCTGAAAACGAACAGTTAAAGGCTGAGATTCAGGCAATAAAGGATGCGCGAGCTCTTGCTCAAACAAACCCTCTTGAGTTTTTAAAAAGTAACGGGGTCAGCATAAAAGACCTGTTACATCAAGACATTAACGGGGAACTGCCTCCTGAAAGCGTAATGACGCAAAAACTTGAATCACAGGCAAGGCAGATTGAAGAGCTTATTAACGCCCAAAAAGAAAAAGAAGAGACTGCTAGTAAACAAAAGGAAACTTCCGAATGGAACTCCTTTGTTGACCAAGTTTCAAAATTCGTAGACAATGAACCAAAGTATGAGCTTTTGCGTGCCGGAAATATGCAATGGATGGTGCCACAGCTCATGAAAGACTTTTACGAGAATAATGGCCGTGAAATAACGGCAGCCCAAGCGGCAGATCTTGTAGAAGAAAGCCTTGAAGAGTCGCTGGAAGGTTATTTTAAGGCTGAAAAGTTGCAGAAGAAGTATGGGCTTTCACAGCCAACATCGGAGTCGCAGGAAACGCCGGTTGATGACGCAGTAGGAACTGAACCCGTAAAAAGGGCTCAGAAAAAACCAAAGACACTGACAAATCAACTTGTTTCAGGTGCAAGTGAGAAAGATACTGGTATGCTTTCTCGCGAAGAATCCCTGGAGCGTATCGCCCGCATGATTGAAGCAGGGCAAGCGAGATAAATTATGGCTACTGGAACTCCATTAGGAATCGACACATCCGCAGCGGGGGTTAATAACCTCCTCAAAGAACACTACAAAGCTGAACGCGTCAAAACAATGACGTATGAGCACAACCCACTTTTTGCTCTTATGCCCAAGTATGAAAAGTTTGGTGGTGACGGAATGCCCGTACCACTTGTTGTTACTGGGCCGCAGCGCCGAAGTGCTACTTTTGGCACAGGCCAAGCAAACACATCAACGTCTGTTATGCGTCAATTCTTTTTGACGCGGGTAAAAGACTACTCATTCGCGGCGATTCAACATGAGGCAATTCGTGCTTCTGCTGGCAATGCTGACGCTTTTGTTCGCTATGCAAGCAATGAAATTGATGGCGCTATTCACTCTTTGAAGCGTTCTCTTTCGGTTGCAATGTATCGAAATGGCTCAGGTCAAATCGGCACAGTAACCGCTGAACCGGGAACAGGCGCAACTTTTACACTAAACCCAATTGCGGATGTAGTAAATTTTGAAGTTGGGATGAGTATTGTTTTTGCTGCTAACGGTGCATCGGCTCTTCGCTCTGGTGGCGCACGAACAATTTCGGCTGTTAACCGTGTAACTGGTGTAATT